TAGCAACATGGTTACGATAAAATCTGGAAAAATATCAAATTTTTTTGATATAGAATATTTTAATTTAATTAAAGAATATTTTATAAATCACAAGATATTAAATAGTCCTGAATACCATTTTTATGGAAGTAAGCGTGTCGACTCATTTGACGACGAGTTCTTAAAAGAAGTTTTGTATTCGGCGATGCCAATAGCAAAAGAATGGTTTGGTAGCGAAACCATGGTTCCAACATATGGAATATTTTCAGAGTATTCTGGGTCTCAGGCATATTTAGATAAACATAAAGATGCTGGTCCATGCACATACACAATAGATTTATGTTTATACCAAAAAACTGATTGGCCGTTAATTATAGAAAACCAAGAGTATGTTTTTGGGGAAAACGAAGCAGTAATGTTTTTTGCTAACGATCAAGATCATTGGAGGCCAGAATTTCCAAATCCTGATAATAATAAGGTGGGGATATTGTTGTTACATTATGTTGAACCAGATCACAAATGGTTTACGCTTTCAGATGATGTTAAAAAGCTATTAAGAAAGAGAACTAGACCTTTATGAAGAACATATATAAGGAAAACGATATTCTTTATAGAAAAGACAATGATGCAATAGTATTCAAATCAAATGTAGAAAATGCATCTAGTGTATTAGAATTAATATATGATTATGAAAAATATCGTGATGCAATGTTACATTTTAAATCTGGAATTTCTGCAGATTGGGTTAGAGATCAGTCTGTAGCTGGAGAGCTTTCTAAAAATGTTTTTGGTATATATAATACTGTAATGTACGACATTTTGCTAGAAATAAAAAAAATGCTCACGGATGCATGCAAGACATATGATATTAATATTGAAAAAAATAGATATTACATATCTTCTGAGCATGTTTTGGGAGTAAGAAAAGATGCCTGGTACGATTTTGGTGGCATAAGAATACCTTGTTTTTCTGGCATGGTTATTCTAGATGGCGAAAATCAAGAAATATCTGTAGGTAAAGAAGTGGTTGGTTTAAAAGTCGGCGACATAGTGCTATTTGAGTCTGGCCATAAAATAACCTATAGCTCAGAATCATTTAATATGATATCATTTAATATAGCTCCTTTATCATTACTACAGGGGCAATATCCACAAAAATGGATTCCAATTTTAGGAGCAATATGTTAATAAATCAAGATATACATGTAGTACCAATAGAATCTGTTAATATTGAAGAGTTAAGGTCTTACCTTCTTTCCTCAAATTCTATAGAAGATTATGCAAATCAAATTCTTATAAATCTTATTGCATATAACGTTCCAATTACGCAATCGCTAGAATGCAGAGGTTGGTCCATAGAAAAATATACTCCTCAGAATAACAATGTTCTTGTGTGTGACGATACTAAAGACAGGCAGTCGATAGTATCTTGTAAACTCTTTTTAACGGACGGCGGTCTAGTAAACTTTGTAAATCATAACACTCAATATGCTCCAAGTGAAGGAGACGTTTTAATTTATCCATCTAATTACATAAATACATACTCTATGTCAGATATACCAGAAGAAGGCCTCATAGCTCTTTGCGGATATTTTAAATATAGACAAACTGAAGAGGGATAATGAAGATTGTAGATATTAAATTTGACCAGATGTCGAATTCGTTTTTAGACATTTCTGGCAATTCTTCATTAATATCAAAAACTGGAGTATTTAAAAAAACCATCCCAGTATGTCCATATTCATCTAGTTCAATATTAATAAAGTCTAATAATTCTTTAACTATTTCTGAAATTCCAATTGCCGTAAGAAGCCATGAGTCTGAAGCATTTTCTATTGGGTTTTATTTTAAATCAGGATCTCAATTTTCCTCATCTGACCAAAACGTATTATACGATTCATCAAACGGGTTCGGCATCATTTTTAGAAACGGAAGGATGATATTTAGGGTTACAGATAGTTCTAATACAGCTATAGATGTAGCATATAGGCTAGATAAGTTAAACAAGTCATACTATGTTGTTGCCAAGTACTCCCCAGGCGTCATATCTTTAATGTTAGATGGTAGTACCGTTGCTTCTTCTCAGGTAAAGTCTGATTTTAAGTTTAAGTCTACTTCAAACGTAGACCTTGTTTCTTCTGTGTCTGAAAGCCATATCATTCTAGACAAAATACAAGTTTTTAATTATGACTTAAATATAAGAGAAATCAACGCAATGATGTTTGAAGACATGTCTGTACAAAATCCAGGACAAATAATCTCTAGCGATGACGGAATATTTTTTGAGCCAAGTTATACTAGCAAGCCACTACAAGCTGGTTTTTCTTATAAAACTAATAAAAATTTTGCGGCCTCTGAAATGAATAACGTAGAACTAACTGGATATGGAACAGTCGTTTTATCTTCTGTTGCTTCTGGTCCCTATTCTGGATATTTCAAAGATAGTTTTTATTTTCCACCATTATCGGAAGAAGATCATAACGTAATATCTTGGCAGGGAGATTCAGGCGGTATAGAAGTAGAATATAACACTGACGGCGGATCAGTATATACACCATTAATAAATAACCACAACATACCTGGATTTTCTGGCGGAGACTTTTATTATAAGGTAAATATGTCTACCCAAGACGCTTCTTCTGATAAACCAATATTTTCTGGCCTTTCCTTTTTAGTCTATGATAATAAAAGCATAGATTCAAAAAATAGTTTATATACTATAGATACGGATTACAATTACGTCGTAGGAGACAGGTCTTTGCCAAACTCCCATAATGGGTATTCTGGCCTTAAGACAATAGGCGGTGGATTTAAGGTAGAAGGACTAGACGTAAGATCAGTAGAATTCTTCTATAACCCAAGCTCCCTTGGGGAATCTTGCTTAGTAGATTGTTCTGGGTCTGCATATTCCTGGAATGCTAGCGGTACTATAACAAAAAGTAATATATCTTCTATATACGTAAATGGCGAAGATATGTCTTCAGAAACATCAATATCTAATGTTTTTACGGCTGGCGTGTGGCATCATGTCTTAGTAACATTTTCAGCATTAGTAGAAGATACTTTATTTTTTAATCAAACATCTTCTATAACTCCCCTATTAGGTCCAGATAGTAGATTTAATTATATTGGTATATATTCTCAGGATTCTTCATCTAAGGCTTTAGAGCACTATAACTACATGGTTACTAGGGTATCTAATTTAGGAGTTTCTGAGTCCATAGATATAGGCTCAGATAGTTTTTCTGGGTTTAATATAGACAAGATCATATTATCAACACAATAATCTGTCCACATCAAGGCGTAATTTGCGCCTAATACAAGAGAAAATGGTAGAATATCATTATGGCAAAAAATAAGATTAGAGAGATTGAAGAGACTATCTATGGCGTATATGTTTGGGAAATGCCAGACGGACGCTGGGTGGGCGATGATGATGGGCACTACATGCTTATCCCATCTGTAAAAGGTGACGTTTTAAAAGTACAGGCTCTTAAAAGCGCAGCAAAAAGCTACGGGGTAACAGAAGGAAAGCCAAAGTTTTTGGCTGGAAGAAGAAAAGTTACTGACGAAGAATATGAAGAGCAAAGACAAAGATTGAATGCTGGATTAACTCCAGACCCATGGGATATTGGGGAAGCAATAGATGCATATAGGAGAATGAAAAATGGCCGCTGAGTATTTAGAGGACGATGAGTCAGACGTTATTAACATAAAAGCGTCCAGCGATATATTTTTAGGAATTGAAGAGAAAACATATACAGATCCCTTCATGTCAAAGCCAGAAGATGTTAAAAAGCTTTCTGGACTAAGTACAAATTTTAGAAAAAAGTTAGCTAGAACAGATTTTACAAAAGTTTTACAAGGTCAAGGATCTGCTACAACTCAAATTGTAGAGCCATTTATGATTACTGGCTACAGCATACTTGATGTTGTTCAGCCACCGTACAACCAAGACTACTTGGCAAAAATTTATGAAATATCTTCACCACACTACGCAGCAGTAAATGCAAAGGTGGCCAACATAGTTGGACTAGGATATGACTTTGTAGAAAGTGAAGCAACAAAAGAAAGACTAGCTGACATTGATGATGAAAAGCAGTTGGAAAGAGCACGTAGAAAGCTAGAAAGAATTAAGATTCAAATAAATTCTTGGTTAGAGGCGTGTAACGAAGAAGAAACATTTGTAGAAACTCTTTCTCGTGTTTGGAAAGACTATGAGGTTACTGGAAACGGGTACCTTGAAATTGGTCGCAAAAACACTGGTGAAATAGGCTATATTGGACACGTCCCAGCTGCCTCTGTTCGTGTACGTAGATTGCGTGATGGATTTGTTCAGATCATAGGAAATCAGTCCGTATTTTTCAGAAACTATGGAGATACACAAACAGTAAATCCAGTTACAGCAGATGCTAGACCAAATGAAATAATTCATTTTAAAAACTATACTCCAACAAATAATTATTATGGAGTTCCAGATATTATTGCTTCTAAAAATGCAATGGCTGGTAACGAGTTTGCCGCTAGATTTAACCTAGATTATTTTGAAAATAAAGCGGTACCAAGATATATCATTACTGTTAAGGGAGCAAAGCTTTCTAACGATGCAGAAAGAAAGCTTTTAGAGTTCTTCCAAACAGGCTTAAAGGGCAAGAATCACAGATCCTTGTATATACCTCTACCAGCAGACAGCCAAGATTCTAAGGTTGAATTTAAGATGGAGGCGGTAGAAAATGGAATTCAGGACGGATCATTTAATACCTATAGAGTATCAAATAGAGATGAAATCCTGATATCCCATAGAGTTCCTATTAACAAGGTTGGAACTCCTACAGGAGTATCTTTAGCAAATGCTAGAGATGCTGATAAGACATTTAAAGAGCAAGTATGTCGTCCAGCTCAAAGAAACATAGAAAAGAAGCTTGGAAAAATTATTGCTGAAAAGACAGACATTTTTATGATTAAATTCAACGAATTGACTTTAACGGATGAAGATACCCAGTCTAAGATAGACGAAAGATACTTAAGAATGCAGGTATTAGTTCCAAACGAAATTCGTGCTAGAATGGGCTTACAGGGCATTCCTGGTGGAGACGATGTAGTTGTTTTGAACGCTAAGGCAGCTGCTGAGCAAAATACTCAGGCTTCTGGAAACAGGTCTAGAGACAGGGAAAGGCAAGGAAACCAGCCAGATTTATCTGGAGAAGGTCGAAATGAACAAGGCGCTGGACGCCAAGTTCAATAGACTAATATTTGCTTTTTAATCTACTAAGAGATATTATTTATACACCATGGAAATTTCTAAAGCCAATTGGACCATGAGCGGTAACAACATTAAACTTAATGTGCCGTTCTCAAAGGTCGATACTAAAAAAAGAACCGTATCGGGATTTGCAACGCTAGACAATCTTGACTCACACGGAGACGTTGTTTCTGCCGCAGCAAGCGTAAATGCGTTTAAGCGCTTTAGAGGAAATTTAAGAGAGATGCATCAACCAATTGCAGTTGGTAAAGTTGTATCATTTGAACCAAAATCATTTTATAACCCAGATGAAAAGAAAGTTCATCAGGGAGTTTATGTAACATCATATATTTCAAAGGGTGCACCAGATACTTGGGAAAAAGTTTTGGATGGCACTCTTTCTGGTTTTTCTATTGGCGGATCAATAAAAGACTCAGAGATTGAAGTTAGAAAATCTGAAGACGGAGATGAAGAAACAGTCCGTGTAATTAAGGACTATGATTTAGTAGAACTTTCCCTTGTAGACAATCCTGCCAACCAATTGGCAAATGTTTTTTCTATTGAAAAAATGAATGGTAAGACTGTCGTTAAGGGAATTGCGGTTGATGTAACCCCAGAAAATATTTTCTGGTGCAAAACAGATTCTATTGCAGTTACATCAGAAGAAGATTCTTGCACTTGCGATAACTGCGGATGCAAGATGGAAAATATTGGGTGGGTAGAAAGTAATGAAGTTAATAAGTCTGAATCAATTAGAAGTATTGTTGATTCATATTTAAAAAAGAATTCTGATGGTGAAGAACTTTCAGATGAACGTCGTGAATCTAGCGGCGACGTTGTTAACACAGCCAACGAAGGAGGCACTCAAATGGAAGATGCAGAAGTTAAAGAAGTAATTGAAGATGCAGCTCCAGCAGAGGCAGTAGCAGAAGTTACAGAAACAGCAGAAGCTGTTGCTGAAGCAACTGCAGAGGCTCCAGAGGCGAACGCAGAAGAAGCTGTTGTTGAAAAAGCAGCAGATGTTCAGGAAGTCGCCGTTGAAGACCTTGATATTGTTTCAAAGATTGACGAGCTAAAAGCATTCTTTACCGATTCATTCGCAAAGACTGTAGAGGCAAACTCAGCAGGACTTGATAATCTACGCACAGGCGTAGACGCACTTGTTAAGGCAACAGAGGATAAGGTTGCAGAACTTAACAACAAAGTAAACGAGATTTCTGAAGTGATTAATTCTCTTAAGGAGAATGCATCTCTAACAGAAAAAAGAATTGATGCAGTTGAAGCAGATACTGCAATCAAGAAGTCAGTAGACCTTGGCGGGTCTAAGGACGAACAACCCATTAATCAGAGCAAGTGGGGCGGCACATTCCTCGGTGTACGCAATGTACTCTAACAGACCTAACTAAAAGAGAGAGGTGAAACAAGAAAAATGAGCAATGAGCTATTAGAAAAAGCTATTGTAACCAGCCAAACTGGTGCAGGTAAGCTCGGAACTTCAGCTGATGATGCAGCTCGTGGTGGCCTTTTAAAGCCAGAA